AACCGTGTTCAATGGCTAAACGAGCTGTATGTGTATGACGGTCGCGTTAAGCGTGACCATAAGTTTCACGGTGTATACACGGGTCTAGCGGGCAAGTACCAACAGTTTCAAGGTTGACAGGTGGCTGGCTGCAGTCTGATTCCCTGCTAGATTGTTTTTATGAAGTGTTGAGCTTGCCCAGCTGTCATGGCCCTTTTCCCCTTCAACACTGTTGGGCTAACTGCCTTAACAGCGGCTGGCACGACTGCAGCAACAGAGGTCAAGGCTTCTGAAGTCACTTTTCAGGTGACTGTGACAAACATCAACACCAATGTGGTGGTGCGTTTTGAAGGCAGCTTGGATAACAGCAATTTTTTTAACCTTGACCAATCAAGTACCGATACGACGATCACAGCAAACGGAACCTACGGGTTTGCTTTGAACGGAATGCCTGTGACGCATGTGCGTTTGCGTCTTGTCAGCCTATCAGGTTCTGGTAACTCCACATCAGTTGCGACTGTTATTGGAGCGTTGTAACCGATGGCTAGGAACCTACGTGTTGGCGTTCAACGCGGTTTGCGCCAAAGCATTGGCGGGGGGCTTGGAGCGGGTGATATTTTCACGTTGTCTCCAGCCTCGTTTGATTTTAGTCGCACCAATTCATTAGACAGTCGGATCACATTTTACCGAAGCAGCATTGGAACTTTTGTTGATGCTAGTGGTTCAATTCAAACCGCTTCTGCAGATGAAGCTCGCTTTGACCACGACCCAACAACAGGCAAAAGCCTCGGGCTATTGGTTGAAGAGGCTAGAACAAACATTCTTCTTAAAAGTGAAAAGCTAAATGAATGGACTGTTGGAGGCGGGAGCAGTGTTACAGCAAATCAAGCTGTAGCACCTGATGGGACAACTACAGCTGATCGTGTAGAACATGCTGGCGGCGGCTCATCTTGGATTCGACAAGATATTTTAACGGCTAGCACAACTTATACCGCTTCTGTTTACGCAAAGGCCGTAACTCCTGGCACTGACGATCAATTTACTTTTGACCTTGGCGGTTTGAGCAGCGTATTCACTGCAACAGGTGAATGGCAACGTTTTACATTTACTTCCACAGCGTCCAACGCATCTTTTTACTTAAACAACGGCGACGACAGCTTTGCAACTGACGTATATTTTTGGGGCGCACAGGTAGAAGAGGGAAGTTTTGCAACTTCTTATGTTCCAACAGATGCTTCAACCGTTACCCGCGAAGCTGATCTTGTTGAAGTTTCTGGAGATAGTTTTACTAGCTTTTTTAATACAGATGCTTCAACAGTTTTTGTTGAAGGAAATCTTTTGGCCGGATCAAGTGGACAATATGCGTTTTTTGCTATTAAAAAATCTAACTCTAATTTTGCTTTTAACATATCTCGACGCAGCGGTGGAGGTAGTAGGTTCAACCGTTTTGACGGTTCTGCTGGTCAAGAAATTGACATTGAAGGCCCTACCTGGGGAGACAATAGTTTCAGAAAACTTGCCTGCGCTATGGGGCAAACGTCAGCTGGTTTTGCAGATAGCGGGAGCTTAATTGGAAATACTACGACATACACAAAGCCTGCTGCCACAGATGGTCTTACAAAACTTGTGCTAGGCACCGCTCAGCGGGGTGGTTTTCTGGCATATAACGTTCATATCAAACGCTTAGCCTACTTTCCAACTCGTCTTGCTGACGTCACTTTGAAGTCAATTACTTCCTAGCTATATGGCTAAGTCTTTAAACGGCGAAACTTTTGTCCATAGCAAACCAAAAAAGACTAGACAAGGCAATGGGTCACATTCACGACCGTCCCATGGACGAAAGAAGTATCGTGGACAAGGAAAACGTTAATCCTTTTTCTCATGATCAAAACTCTGATTGCGAGTGGTGTCGCCGTTTCAGCAGCTGCGCTGGCATCTCCTGCTCTCGCAGACGTCTATGTGAACCCTGAGTTCAATGGCGGCATTTATGGTGATGACTACCTTGGTGGAACGCTGAACCTGGATGTTGGCTATGAGGTGTCTGACGGTCCTTACAGCTTCTACATCCAAGGCGGTCCTGCAATCGTCATGCCTGATGGTGTGGAAAGCGAAGTTGAACTTGCTGGCAAGCTTGGGGGCTCCGTGGCTGTCAGTGACAAGGCTTCGGTATATGGAGAACTTAGCGCCATGACTGGCGACGAGCTTTCTGTTGGCACCAAACTTGGCATGAAGTACAGCTTCTGATTAAGCTAAAGTCGCAGAGACGCTCCTACCCCTCCTGGTCACACATAACAGGAGGGGTTTTTTCTTGCCATGCAGAAGCTTTTCAACGTGATGTCTGTCGCAGCATTCACCATGAGTGCTGGCATGGTTGTTGGATCGGCGTTGCTCTACAGCCGCATTCCATCGCTCACAAAGCACTACATGAGTGAGCTGACACTAGAGATGACCAAGATCGTCACCAACATGGTGCCTGGCAAGATTGATGAGGCTTTGCCAAAACTGCCTACTGAGACTGGCTTGCCGATTGGCCCGCCTTTCTAGTGCCCCAGATTCCTGAAATTGGGGTTCAACGCATCTCCGTTCCAGAGATTCTTGAGTGGAGGTCACTACCGCCACAGAGTATTCCAAATGAACCACCCATTACGTTGCAGCTTGGATTTCCAGTGGCGGATATTCCGGGCTGCGTGGAGACTCGAAGTTCGGCAGCTGGAGATGAGCAGGTCTACACCGATGATCCGCGTGGCAACTTGGTTATCTGTGGTGCGGAGATGCCTTCGTATAAGCCGCTTAATTTCACGCCCGGCACTTTGACGTATGGATCAGCAAAGCCACCACCAATTGATGTTGATATAGAAAAGCCGGCTGGTGCATCAAACCAACCGGACAGTGTCTCTTCTCCGCCGGGTGCTGTTCCCGACATTCCAAACGTAGCCACGGAATTGCCATGTCCTCCACCTGACGCAATTCCTTTAGGTGCAAAGAACAAAGCGCAAACTGCTGTCATCATTGGTTACAAGAGAAACGATGAAGGCAAGTGCGTAGCGATCTATGAACAGCTGGACGTACCAACGATCATCAGTAATTATCTTCCTGGTGCGCCTGCTGTGGCGACGACTGCGACGACAGTTGCGATTGCAACGACGGTTGCCATCTTTGTCAAACCGTTAGGGGACATCTTGCTCAAAGCGGTCAAGCCGATCGTCAAAAAGACGATTAAGAAGATCAAGGCGAAGCTGGGGAAGAAGGTGGTTGTTGAGTCTGTTTCGCAGCGCCAGAAGAGCCAGAGGGCTTTGCGTAAATGATTTTGTGTGTGTGGGGCGGAATTGCTGGTGGTGCGTTGCTCACGACAACATCAGCACAAATCGCTGAAAAAGGTGAGTCGGGGTGAAAGCTGACACCATCTCGTATCAGGTCAGCACAGTTTTTCAGACGCTTGATCTCGTAGACCATACGTTCGTTGGCGAGCTTGGCATCTAACAGTGCCACCTGCTTTTCAGCTGCTTTTCGGCAGGTTCTGACGTGATGCCTGTCTAGCGGTACAGAAATTGTGGCGGTGATGCCAGCGTTGATCGAAAAATTGTCTTTTTGACCTGTGCGCACAGGTTTATAGAAAAGGACATTACCCGGATTATCGGGCCTGCCATCTGGGACGGGATTACCTTCCGGATCAAACGCGCCAACGAGATCGAGAGTGTCATAAACCGGATCGTTGTAATACGACTCATACGGATCAGCCCAACTGTTGGTGGAACTAATGAAAGGATTAATGTTTAGCGTTGCACCTTGGCAACTAATACCTCCTCCATATGTATTAGTAAACTGTCTACTCGGCACGACTTGAACAGCCTGATTTGTAACACTTCCTGAACTATTAGCAACTGGAGCGGCAGTACTTGAAACTTGCGCTTGCGCTGGAGCGGTAAGCAGCAAAAGCGTTGCTATGACTCGCTTCATTGGGTGAAGGTGCTTAGCGTCTCCGTAGTTGACTCAACGTCAGTTTCACGACTGATAATTGTGTGCTCTACCAGTCCTGGCCCTTGAAGCGTCTCGGCAAACGAGAAAGAAGCGGCTTTATTAACGATGTTCCACGATGGCTTTGATGCAGGATCGAGACCGCGCCAAACACTAGAAACACCATTGAGGCTATTGGTCGTTGTGACCAAACTCATTGGAGCGATTGGGCCATCTGGTGCGACGTTAGTGCCAGAGGCTGTGTACTCGTAGCCCGTTCTATAGCGATATGAGTTGATGACCTCGTTGATTTTGGTCTTTGTGGTCGTGGTGGATTTGAGTGTGCCCTGTTGGAAGTTAGGAACGACTGGGATCGACTTAGCTTCTGGAGCGGCAAGCGCAACCACGCACAAAACGCCCCAAGCTATGTAAAGGGCTGTCCACATCTACTTGATGGTGAGTTCTGAGGTCAGCTGGCCTATGGCCAACGTATTCGCGCCCCCAGCAGTAATGGTCATAGTGCCGTCTGAGGCTATGGTGCCTGCCAATGATCCTGCAGTACCTGCAGCAGTTGAAACGATGCTGCCAAAGTTTGCAACCTCACCAGTCGTCACTGCTGATGTTGGAACGGCATCAGCCTGTGTGTAGCTCTGGCTAAACGAGAAAGCTTCGCCAGGGGTGTCTTGAGTTGCTGCAATTGTGCCAGGCGCATAAACACCACTAGTGATGGTTCCTGCTGAAACAGTGTTAGCTGTGGTGCCGTCAGTTGTATCAACACCTGAGCCTGAGATGCTGAATGAACTGCCAATCCTGTCTGCGGTTGTTACCGCGCCACCAACCTGCAAGGATATGGAAGACATGATCTTGTGGGTCAGATCGGCTCTTGCAGGCGAAGCGGCAGCAAGTGTGATGCCCAATACCAAAAGTGTGCGTTTCATTTGATGCCGGGCTTGGAGTCCTTGTTATCCACGATAGCTGGTTTCTTGTTGCCGCTTCCATTGCTCTTCCGCTCAATACCAAAACTGGCCATAGCACCTGTTAAGAGCGAAGCCACGAACGTATTGTCCATTTTCATTTTGGGGAAAAAGCCCAGATAGGACACGGTAAGGAGTGTGGCACTCCAGAGCAGGACAGCGCATTTAACGACATCAGCTACGCTGACGCCTTCCTTTTCGTGTTGATCTTCAGAATTGGAAGCCATAGCAGAACAGAGCTACTGTTACAGAGTAACTAGGCCAATCCAATGCTTCTAGTTCTCAAGCCAATTTTGATGACCGCCTGGAAGTCACGGGCGTTCAAGGAGCTGATTGTGGCGATGCTGGAAAAGATCGTTACTCGCACTGATAACGATTTGGATGATCTTGCGGTGAAGCACCTGAAGGATCTTTTATTGCCTGACACAAGAGTTGAAAAATAGGTAGTGTCCGGCATTATCTAGTTGACCTTGCTGCTGCTGGCCATGGGTCTTGCCCTACTACCGTTTTTTCAGTTTTTCCGTGGCACGCCCCACCAGTTGGCTGCAATTAAACAGCTTGAGGAGTCAATGCCGTCGCAGCTACTGGAGGAAGACGAGGCTGATTGGTTTCAAGCCTGGAAAGAAAGTGGCTACGACCAGCAGGTCTACATGCCTTACTTCAGACAGCTCGACAACAAGACTGGAACGGGCTACCGCGAGTGTTTTAGTTCAGCGGCTGCAATGGTGGCAGCGTTTTACAAGAAAATTCGGACAGATGATGAGTACAACAAGATCCGTGTCAAATACGGAGACACCACGTCAGTAGAGGCACAGCTAGCAGCGTTACGCAGTCTTGGCTTGGAGGCTGAGTTCAGAAAAGATGGTGATGCTGACATGGTGGAGCTTGAGATTGAAGCTGGTAGACCAGTGTTGGTTGGCTGGTTGCACGCCGGAAACATGCTTCGTGGCGAACCACCAATGTGTAATGGCCTGGGTTGTGGTCATTGGAGCGTGATCAGTGGTTACGCGGGCAAGAAGAGCAACGATCCAGAGTGGATCATGCAGGATCCTCGTGGCTATCCCGAAATGGAGAAGGGTGGTCATAGCAATCCGCATTTGGGGCGTAACGTCCGAGTGAGGCAGGCTGCGTTTTATCAGCGTTGGCAGGTTGATGGGCCTAGAACAGGTTGGGTGATCCTTGTTAATGAGTAAGTCATGAAAAGGCTTTTTGCTTCGATCCTTGCTTCAGCCGCACTTGTCACGCCAGTCTTCGCACAAGACAAAGTTAAAGCTTGGCGCAGCTTCGATTCAGTTGGCTGCATGATGCTCAAAGAGTGTACTGAAGGCATAAGACAGGTCAAAAGCTGGGAGGATCTTGGCCCTGAATACAAAATTGCTGCAACAGAATTGAATGGGATCATCCAAACCTTGGACAAGGTTGGGGTTGCTGTGTATATCGCAGATGAAAAATATTTTGCTTTTCGCATGCGCGGGGTTTACGACGTGCGTGGTAACAGCATGTTCCTAAATAACTTTTACATTGATCAGCCAACAAAGTTGATTCAAGTCATCAGGCATGAGGGTTGGCATGCTGCTCAAGACTGCATGGCAGGCACGCTGGCAAATACTTTTACTGCTTTGATCCACCCAGAGAAAGCAGTGCCCGACTGGATTCGACGCGGCGCAGAACGCACTTATCCAGAAAATGTTTTGCCTTTTGAAGCTGAAGCTATGTGGGCAATGTATGTTGAGAATAAAACTGTCGAGGCTTTAAAAGTTTGCGGCGGTCCCAAGAAAATGTGGGAGCACTACACTCCAACGCCTTTGACTGGAGAATGGTTGAAGAAAAAGGGTTTCATGTAAATTTTAAATCGAGTCGGCAGTTGCGTCTGATTGATCAATTTTGGAACGGCGGTTTCTAGCTCTGCCCTCAAGCCTGGCGTCTACAGCGTCCTGCCATTTCTTCTTGTCGTTCATCTCTGCATCTGCATAAGCTTCTTCATTGGTCATTGAAGCAAGGTAGTCATAGACAAGATCTCTAATCAAGGCTGAAGGTTTAACGCCTAATGCAGCTGCTTCTTCTATGAAGAGTTCACCGCGAAAGGGCTCAAGTAGGACTTGAATGTATACCCTGTTGCCGTGCTTTGTAGCCATCGGCTTTAAAATACTAAACGAATGTTACCATGTTATCGAGTCGTCAACCTTTTTCTTCCATGCAGTTGCTTGAGCAGAGCGTGCAGTGGTGCGCTGACGACGAGAGCCTTTTCTAACTTCTATAGCTCCTTCCAGGAAGATCGCAGCTCTTTGCAGATCACCAGTCGTTGAAAGCTGTATTGCTTTGTTTAGGCGTTCCATGACGATCTGACGCCCCGACTTGGGTTGCGGCATGCTTCATCGCCCCAGCAAGCGTTTGATGGAACGTTAGCGCGTAAGACTCGGTTAGCACAACCCATTCATCATTGTGCCGAAAGATTTGTATGCTCATTTGTCACTTTTAAAAATGTGATAGAGCCTTTTAAATTCATGGATTGGTGTTGTTGTCAAGATGCTAACTTCAACATTGCAGCGTAGTGCATTGATGATTTGTCGCTCCATGTAATCCATGTTTGATTCGTAAGTGACTTGTTCAACACTCAGCGGCTTGTCGTCTATGTCAAACGAGGTAAAGCGCGTTATAGCAAGAGGAAAGTTTTCGTCTTGGATCTGACAATACTGAAGATGCACTGATTTAGTCACCATGCCCTGGGCTGAAGAGTTCGTTGAAGACAGTAGCGACAAGGCTTTCAGCCTGTTGCCTATCCAGACCATAGCTGGAGCGACGACGCACTTTCGTAACAGCTTTATGAAAATCACTGGTGGTGAGTCCTAAGTGATTGGGTGGTTGCATAAGGCGTTCACGGATCAAGTCTGACCTGTGGACACCCTTTTGTTTGGCTTCGGCAGAAAGGCTTTCGACCAGCTCTTCTGGCAAGAGAGTTTCGACTTTTTTCATTGAGGGAAAAGGGGGGCTTTTGCCCCCGGCAAAACGACAGGTGATCTGAGCAAAAGCTAGTCCTGCCAAGACTTTTTGAGCACAGCAAGAATATAGTCGCTGCGTGACTTGTAGACAGACTTTTTGTAAAAGTTGTCAAGGTGTTCACGCTCTTCAGGCGTCATACGAACGGGCACAACAACCTTGCTTCGGATGTAGTCTTTTTGAAGATTTTTTTTCATTTGCCTGACGGAACAAAGTGAAGGCCGTTGAAAACTCCAGTATTTATGAAAGGATTTTTTGCGTAGGATTTTAGCACAACAACATCTTTTTGAATAAAAAGGTTAAAGGCAGAGGAGGAGCACAGTCGGTAAAAAGCCATCGAATTAGTGGGCTTTCTCGTAGCTTTGCACTTTAACTTCAAGTCGCGATAAACGATGGGACTCTTTTGTCCGTGGCTAACGGTTCCGCTGCAATCAGATCCTTTTCTAATCAATGAGAAGAAGTCTTTGACAAGATTGTAGTCTTGGCTTGTTCTTAAAAGCAGCGTCCCAGCAGCACGTTCGCAGGAGCTAAGGCTGGTGGATCCATATTGTTCATCAATCCATTCAAGTTCTTCATACAGATGATTGTGTATCATTTTGACCTGATGGCGAACCATTGGGCTGGCAGATCTGACGACGTTTGGATCCTGCCAAGGACTGATGAGCATTAAGCAGGTGGAGCCAACGGTTCTGGAAATCTTGTGACCAGCAATGGTGAGGCGGTCGTGAAGTTCCCTTTTGGAGCCGGAGTCAAGGTTTTGCCTTGAGTTGTTCGGCATATTTCTGGCGACCCAGAACACTTGAGCGAGTCCAGTTTTGACGACAGCGTTGAGGCGATGTTGTCCTTGAATGAGGTTGCCGTCCTCGTCAAAGGCGATGGCGTCAGAAGTAAGTGTCCAGCTGTTCTGGCGCATCTCTTCCTCGTACCGCTTGACGACTGTGGGGCGGAGCTTGCGATTAACGATGTTGGCGCGGAGGTACTGAGCCGCGACCTCAGGAGTAACTACCTCCTGTTTCATTGTTGCGTTTGGACAAAAGCCTGGGTGTTCCACGGGTGAAATGAATTGATCACTCGTGAAAGCTACTGACATTACGTGATAAGCACCGACGCTTTGTGCCACTACTAATGGTGTCACGCCTTATCACGAAGTTTTACGTGGCTTCTTGGCTGACTTTCGCTTTGCTGGCGGTCTCGCCTTCCTCAGCGCCCTAGCGCGTAACCGCTCCATTGACGCAGCAAGCGCTTCTTTGCGGCCTGGAGGTTCTGGTACGTTTCCGCGCTCCAAAATCTTGGTCCAGTTCATCCCTCGCGCGCGTATAGATGTCCAGGGTGTCCAGGGCGCTCCAAAAGCCAGTGGTAGCAATTGATTTGACCCTGGACACTAGGGGTGGACAGGTCAGATGTGTCCAGCCTCTTCGTTAGACAGCTCAATCTCAACCGCTCCATCAAACAGACCCTGGACACCTCTTGATTGTCCAGGGGTAGTGTCCACACCCAGATCCCGCTCCATGACTGGTTTTATTGGAACGGTGGACACTTTCTTCAACTCTCCGCGCGCGAGGACGGCTGTCCAGTTCTTAGCTTGAGATCCTTTTGGAGCGTCTGAGACGATCAAGCCACGCTTTTCGAGTCTCTGGAGCGATTTGTGGATCGCAGCTGGCTTGCCGTCAATCAGCGGATCACAGACCAGATCATCTTTGGAGCGTGACTCGGGGTAGACGACGCGAAGCTTTTGAAGAACACGATCAGTGACGGAAGCCGGGGAGGTGTTGGTCTCGTCCACTTCAGGCGTGAAGTCAGAAATGGTGAAGCTGAGGTCGTCTTGCATCTGCATAACGAGCTGAGTGCCCATCCGTCCGGAACGGGACTTCTCGATGGTGATGAGGCGGCTGTGAGCGCCTACAACGCCACGTTCCTCGTCTGTGGGCTTACGGAGCGCCCAGGTCTCGTCAACGGCGTCACGAATGGCTGAGGTGCCTCTGAAGCCACCGTTCTTGTTGGCGTGGTGAACGATGAGGATGGTGGCCTTAGGGAAGAGGACACCGTTGTTCTTGGTCAGCCAGTACAGCGGAGTCGCAAAGTCAGACTTGTTCTCGTCAAAGGCTCGACCACCAGAGCAACCAATCAGCGAGTCGATGACCACCAGCTTGGGCTGATGCTTCTTCATCAGCTTGATAAACTGGGCATAGCGCTGAAGCTGCCAGTCCGTCTGAATCATGCTGTCTTTAGTGATGGGGAAGTCCACCTCTTGCAGCTGTTCCTTGAGCTGAACAAGGGGCTGATCGCCATTCAGCAGAACAACAGGACCCTTTTGCACTGGGACGTGGTTTCCACGAACAACGAAAGGCTTGCCAGTTGCGATGTGCTTAGCGAGAGCCCAAGCGGACATGGATTTACCGTCACCACCAGCGCCATATATCAAGACGACAGAAGGATGAGGCAGCACATCAGGGATGAGGTATTCGCGCTCGGTTTCAGTCTCCATCAACTCCTGAATACTCATGATGTCCTTGGCCTCTTCAAATGAAAGCTGGTCAACGATCAGCTTTTCGAGAGCAGTTTGGTCGCGGTAGCCAGCCTGAAGAGCAAGGGTGTTGAGCTTGTAGTTGACCTCAGCAGGGTTATCGAGTTCAAGGATCTTTTTGGCACGACGGATGACTTCATCGAAGTCAAGTGTGGCTTGTCGAATTTCAGTTACGACTTTCGCTTCTGCGGACGCCACGATTTTTGCGGTGTCTTCTGAAAATCGTTTCCGCTGTGGGTCCTCCCGGTCTGCCAACCAGATCAGAGTGCCAAGGCCAACGCCATTGCCTTTGAAGGAATACCAAACCTCTTCACAAGGATTGGAGTCTTCCCATTCAGAGGCGTAATCAGGATCTTCACAGGACCAAGAAGCCCAGAGGTGAAGGCCCATATCAGTAGGCAACGCAGAATGAATTGCCATGCCGATTTTCACCCAGTGATCCCGAGTGCCCTTCCCTTGGGGCGAGATCACTGAAAGGCATTCAAAAATGATCTGCTGGATTTCGTCTTGAGTACGATCAGTGAAATCCAACTCTTTTTTGTTGATGGTGCGGGGAGGTTGTTTCATCTCCGCCAGCAACCAGTCTGGAGCTGTAGGGATGTCAGCGAGATCGCCTTCAAAGATATATTCACCAGGCTTAGAAACTTTTCCTCCTGGGTAGGCACCGCAAACAACGCCTTGGCGGCCCCAGAGGATTTCGTAATCTCCACCGTCTTCCTTACGGAGTCCATGACCCTTTACGTCGGCCCACAGTTCTTCCGGGACACGGAAGAGGTACTTGGCTGCGTTGGCCTTGGTGGAAGTAATTATTGGAGCGCCATCGAGCGAGGAACCCCATGCCTTCAGGTATTTGGAGAGGTTCCGGTCAACGTCCAGGATGACGATGCCATTGCCACGGATGCCGGTGAAGACACCAACAGCTTTGAGATCAGGGTTGCGCTTGACCGCGAGAGCTACATCGGCAGGTCCGAACTTCTGTTCGTAGCTGGCTTCTAAGGGGTTCTTGCCAGTAGCTGGCTTGCCGGAAACCATCCGGGTGCCTTTGGCATATATCGGGGCATATACCAGTCCTTCTGGAAGTGCCTTGACGAACTGATCGAAGTTCATGTAAGATTAGAACGGAATGTAAAACAAACCCGATTTGCCTCTAGCTGCGGGGCAAGTCGGGTGTTTTTTTATCCTACCGGAGGTTGCCGTGCAGTCAATCTCGTCTTACACTGTCAGGGCGTCAAAACCAGGCGTGACAATCCAAGAGACAATCCCAAATGCCAAAATTCTCTTCTGCTTTGATGGCTCTCGCTGAAAGCGAGGGTTCTGGAAAATCTTCTGCCGACAACTACTTGCGCTACTCCAAGCTTGAGTCCGGCAAGCCTGCAAACTTTGCGCTTCTTACTGAGGATGCCCTTGAGTATTACCTCGTTTGGGGCGAAGCAAACGCTGACGGTCAAATGCGCCCGTTCCGCTTTCTGGATGAGCCTACTCAAGAAGACATTGACGCTGAACTTGGCAATGAGTTCAGCCAATGCTTGAACTACGAGCGCACTGGTCCTCGTAAGCCCAGCCACTGCCTGACCTACCCCGTTTACAACTGGGATATGGAGCGTGTCCAGGTTTTAGAGGTGTCTCACGTCACCGTGATTCGTCAGATCATGAAATATGCCTTGAACAAAAAGTATGCCCGCAACTTTTTGGACTGGGATTTCGAGTTGTCCAAGATCACTGGTGACAAAACTCGTTATGAGTTAATCCCTGTGCCCCGTGATGAGGACGAGCATGATGAAGATGCGATGGAAAAAGCCTGGAAGGCTGTCCAGAAGGATGGTTTCGATCTCAACCGGATCGTAACTGGTGGCGATCCATTCAGCGAGGGTTGAGCTGTGGAACTAAACGCTAGAAATGCGTTGGAATCCATAGATGAATCCTTGGATTGCATTGCTCGAAACCTTCCTGAGACTTCAAGGTTTGACACTGGTGATCTTGAGGCGGCCATTCTCAATGGATTTTCCAAGCTTGGTCCCGGCTTAGGAGGTCAATGGTTCGACAAAAGTTTGGAGAACATTGACAATCACTTGAACGAGATCCTAGTCGCCACGGACATGCAGAGCGAGTACCTTCACGACATTCACGTCTCTCTACGTCATTTGGCTGAGTTAAAAGCTGGCCGCAAGCTTGACGGTTATTGGGCAGACAACGAGGAATGAAGTTGGAGCGGGGGCCTTGCGCCCCCTTTTTTTTGGGATACATTAGCTTTGGGTAGGAGCGTCTATTGACGATTGAAGCGGATCCACAGAACATTCTGGCTTCGTTACGGCGATGGCAGCTGGAGCAAGACAACTCAGGTCGATTCCGTGTTTACAGGGATCAACATGGACAGATTTACCACTCTGTCACCCATATCCTGAAGAACACAGCCCCTCAATCACAGAAAGATGCTCTGGAACGCTGGTCACAACGTGCTGGCAGTGGTTTGGAGCGTGAACTTGCTTGTGCCCGAGGCACCGTCGCTCACGAGCATTGTGAATATGTTCTCAAGACGGCAGCAAAGCTGGCTCGACAGAGCGCTAACAAGAAGGGTTCATGGAAGGTCTGGGATGATGGATTGGCTCGACCTCCAAAGGCAGTTACCAGCTGGGCACTCAAGAAAGCGGAAGAAGGGTCACCGAAAGTACCGTGGCCAGCCCGTAAGTACGCCAGAGGTTTATCCGACTGGCTGGTGAGCGGAAGCGTAACGGCCATTCATGCCAGCGAGTTCAGTGTTAGCAGTGATGAAGGTTTTGCTGGGACGGCAGATGCGTTGATCGACACGGCATTGGGTTTGACGATTTGTGATTTCAAGACGACGAGCCGTGAAACTGACAAGCCAGAGGCATGGCTGAAGGATCATCAGGACCAGCTCGGTGCTTACAGCTTGGCCTTACGAGAACGAGCTGGGATCCGTGTGGCTGCTGGAGCGGTAGTTATTGCGAAGCCAACCGGCAGTATCCAGCTGCGAATGCTGAATGAACTTGAGATGAGAGGTTGCGAGTCTCGATGGACTGAGCGCAATAATCTTTACAAGGAGATGTTGCGAAGTGGAGAGGTGCTTTAGAAACCTCTAGCTGGTTTTCTAATTTTAGAAGCAAATTTTACTTGATCAAGGTTTTTACATCTACCATTTTTCAAGACAGTTTTTTCTTTTTCTGTCTGTGCATTGACGGATGCCTGAAGTTCTTTTTGCTCTTCAACTATTCGGTCGTAAAACTCTGAGACACTCCAAGCGATACCAAATACAAGCGAGTTAGGGTCGCCTTTGCGATGATTGTCGATAATATCAACAGAACAGTTAATAAGCTTTAATCGTTTGCGTGGACTATCTGCCACCTTATTCAACTGCTCAACACAATCTTCAACTGAGTATTTTGGAACGGACTTGACGGTGTAATCCCAAGTACCGTTATCTCTTTTATACTTGCGAACGATTCCAATACAGCTTACTCGTTTGTAAGCGTTTTTATTGTTAGTGGTCATATTTTTAAAATCCTCCCTGTCAGGTGATAACCAAATGTGATCAAACTTTGCACCACCTGGAGTTTTAGCCATAACTTGCATGGAGCTGTCCATGTCCCAAGGAATGATGTAGACATTTTTGAGACAAAGCCAGGTTCCATCAAAGCGTGTGGAGACATACCAACCGTTAAACGATACGATTTGATTTTGCCATTTGGCTAAAGCAGCTCTCATGGAAGAAACATTGGATGAGATTTACAAGGGGCGTTGTAATGTTGCCGTCAAGGCAAAAGAGATAGGCGTCTCAACTGAAGAGCTGAAACGCCTGTTTCGGGATTATGCGGTCAAGCGCCCTATCGATGATGATGTTTGGAGCAAAAACGTGGAGCTAGGTTGGCCCTGGGTCTGAGCATTCCTCTTTTTTTCGCTGTTCGTAGTAGCGCCTAAGGGCTATGCACCGGTTGGCATGAACAAAGTCACCCAATTGTTCAAACAGAACTGCTCTAACCGCTTCATAGCGAATAGCGCTGGGCAACAGGTTGGTTGGAACGCGTTGACCAGGAGGAGTGAGGCGACTGCCATTTAGTTCAGAACTCATTTGCAATCCTTTGATCCGTAGTGCATTGAGCCGGGGAATTGAGGAAATTTTGCATACTTTGAATTGTAAGCAGCGTTGTGCATTTCATCCAAGGTTGCTGGAGGCTCACCGCCAGTGTCATCCCAAAGGTATTGGGGCGTTGGGTCAAAGTCCAGTTCATTTTCAAGCTGGGGAATGATTTCAGATTCGAGAAGATTTCGCATTGAATGGCTCAAGTGTTCATCCATCATGTGGCGTTTCTCTTCACGAGCGATAACACCTTTAAGGATGTCGAGAGCACGTTGAATCTTTTTGGATTCGGATTCTTGGATTGGCATGAAGTGGTACATCACCATTCGACCTCTTGAATGAGTTGGTTAAGGGTTTTGAGGGATTGAAGGCTGGAGAGTTGGCGTTGACCATCACTGAGACCCTTTTGCAAGGCCTCAGGATCGCCAGTACGAACAACTTGCTCCATCTCTTGCTGGACAAGCTTGAAACAAAATTCAATACGTTCTGCGGGGTTTTCATAAAGATGGTTTGAGGCTCTGGATTTCCGACTGCCCATGATGCAGGAAAGCAGTTGATTGATGGAGCGGTTGCAGTCTTGGCGGGTGATCATTTGAGATTGCGGTTACGTTCAGCGACGTCAGGGATCGAGTCCAAGTAATCCTGGAACTCGGCCTGACGTTCTCGTTCTTCGATCTCTTCGTCCGACAAAGGCGGCCAAGGATCAAGTTCAAACCCGAGAAGTTCGTTTGGGTCTTCATTGCGAATGATGGTCATTGGTGGTTTAGGAATGATTGGAACGGTGTGAGACAACAGTCTCAGAACTTTTGAGACTCGTGGCCACCCATGCGCCAGAGACGTTCAAAAGCTCGTGAAAGCTGTTCCATCTCTTTTGGGTTGTGTTGGTCGGATGCTTCCATCCAATTTTGAGTGATGTCGCGCAACATAGCGTTACGTTGCTGGAGCATTGGTGGAATTTCCACGTCAACATCCAGTTCGATGTTTTCGCTGTCAAGCTCTGTAGCGGCTGCAACGACATCACGATGAGTCTGCGCTCGACTCATTCCAAACTTACGCTCTAAACGGGTTGCTACATCAGTTGGAGCGTGTCCAAGGCTGAGCCAACGCTTAGCCTCACTGATGTGATGGTCTCGTACTTTATGGGGTCGTTTCATGCTTCGATGCTGTCCACCTTGCGGATGTGATCGGTGAGGATTTGCATGAATCGCTCTTGAGTGGAGCGGGAGCAATAAGGTAGGAAAGCAGCCACCGCATCATTGATGGCATCCGTTCCGGCATAGATGGAGACAGACTCCGAAGATGCGTCTGTGGCGTCAATGGAACCGTAGTGTTGAAGGTTGATGGAACGGTGTTCGCCCAGCACGTAGCGGGTCATGATTTGTTTGTTCATTGGGTTGGTGTTGTTGGAGCGGAGCCGGGTTGATTCCCCTGACTCTTGTACTACAATACAGACCATTCAAGGAAACCGCAAGCGGCCCATTCATGACTGATCCAGCGCCCACCAAGACCATTCACTTTTGCGCTGATGAGTGGATGCTCTTGCTCGAAGCTCTCCACTGTTACAAGGACACAAATGACGGTCGCAAGGTTGCCGGGCGTCTCAACTGGATTCGTTCCAAACTGGTCGAATGCCATGGTGAAAACTGCCTGATTAAACTCTCTTCATAAAAAAAGCCCGCTCATTGGCGGGCCTAGCGTTAATTGTGACTGGAGCGGTCTCGGCTCATGCCGGTCCGTTTTTCCAGCTTTGAAACGGCAAGCTTTTCAGCCTGTCGCAGCATCCAGTTATCGGCATCTAAACGAAAAGATACCGATTGGCTGCCGGTCCACTCGTCAGCGTCAGTCCAGGTTTTACCTTGAAAGAACCACTGACCTTTTTTCTGAAAAATCCCAAAACCACTGGTAAAACATCCCAAGAGAACGTTTAACCGCGATTTTGTGGTATTGGTACGCCAGCCGCAATCACTAATCCAAATGTGTTGACAATCAGGTCGAAAAGCAAAGATTTCGTTCCCGTGTAAACGGACTGAAATAATCCTTTCATAGCCCAATTGTCCACTTATGGAGTGGTGCGACTGTGAAACATCCATGTTTCCCGAGTGCCAATAACAACCGGAAAACTCAGCCATCCAGAGAAGATCCCGAACAGCTTGGATTGTTTGAGCTTCAATCTTTCTCATTTGTTGGTGCGGTAATAGATGACAAAAAAACCCGGCTTTAAGCCGGGCTGAATCAGTGCAATAAGTCAGACAATCCGAGATCTTCCCAAGGCTTCTTAGCCGTAGCCTTTAGCCCTGGGTCGATCCCATATAAAGTGCTATTCAGTCGGAGCCAGTCGCAGACCTTAGTGATCTCCGCCGTAAACTCCTCTGCTGTGTCGCACTGGGTCGTCAGACAGTCGCCCTCTATGTAGCTAAACAGCACCAGACGGGCAGGGTCTGCCCAGTTGCCGTAGTAGCTCGCATCCATTGCAGAATCAATAGTCGCAAAACCCTTAGGAAATAACAGCCGATCGTAGAGGTAACGATCAGATTCCACAAACTCCTTTGTTCGATTGACTGCCATATCAGCGCACCACCCGAACGAATTCTTGAGTGCCTGAATGACTCTGGAACGTCGCCGTGTGAATCACAGCAACGCCGAAAGAACCTGCCGCGACCATTGCCGCGACAAACTGCAGAAATGAGTTCATTTGATCCAGTAGTAGGTTAGTTCGTTGGTCTCTTTGGGAGCGCACCTTACGAGGCGCAAAACTTGCGAATGTCGCTTGACACCTTGCGACGGCAACCCGGAAGCTGTGTCGTTTGGTGCGGTTTGCTCCCTATGCAGTTGTCGAGGTGCGAAAAGAGCGGGACCCGAGCGGTCCTTCCTTCTCTTGTCTTACATTGTACAGCATATTAATCCCATCTGACACTAAGAAATATTACAAGATTGGGTGGGGAAGGTGTTGCAAAATCTCAGCCGCCTAGCGATTCGCCCACTACTTACACATATATCCGTACAACAGCACTCGTGTAATAAAAAAGCCCCCTAAGTGGGGGCAGGGGTCAAAGTTTTGAAATGCTGGGTCAGTCGCCCTTGTCTTCAATCGAGATCTTGAGTTCAGGTGCTTGGATGTTGACGGTTTCAACAGACTCACCAATGACACGTCCGATGGAGTCGAGCACCTGACTTGCGGTCTGCAGTTGCCCCTTCTTCAGGGCTTGATGGAACAGTTTGGTGCGCATGTGTTGAAGACGCGCGAGCATGTTGTCGCGGTCAGCTTGCCAGTCTTCATCAACGAGCTTTTTAACTTCTGCCCAATCACGCCAAGCAGTATTGATTGAGATCTGTTCTTTCTCCTTATGGTCGTAGACGAGCGCACGAGCAGACAACCCATCAAGCTGCCGACGATAAAGCCGTCTGATGCGATCTTCTTTTGCTTGTGTGGTGCGATCCGTTAGAGGCTCAGGCATCAACCTATCGACCTTTTCCCAGATAATAACCTCCCACATTGCGTTGTGGCACGGTGAAGAGGGGGGTAAGGGTTGAAAACCTGTGTAATGTAATAGGCATGAGCACAAAAGCAGAGCCCGTAAGCCTGAGATGGGCGCAGGGCCAAGTTTTTTCAAGCGACAAACGCTTTCGAGTTTTAGTTGCCGGTCGTCGATTCGGCAAATCGTACCTTTCGTGCGTTGAATTGGTGCGTGGAGCGCTCAACAGGCCTGGCGAAACGTTTTTTTATTGTGCTCCGACGTATCGGATGGCCAAAGATATTGCGTGGAGAGCGTTAAAAAAGCTGGTTCCAAAGGTCTGGATTAAGACGAAGAACGAAACAGACCTACGAATCGAGCTAATTAACGGTTCAACGATCGAATTGAAGGGTACTGAGAACGCAATGGCGTTGAGGGGCCGCAGTTTGAGCGGTGTAGTGCTGGACGAAGCGGCATTTATGGATTCAGAGGTCTGGTTTGAGGTAATCAGACCTGCTTTGGCAGATAAGGAGGGTTGGGCGTTGTTTATTTCGACGCCAGACGGTACAGCTAGCTGGTTTTATGACTTGTGGTGTTATGTCCCAGACGACGAAACAGGAGAGTGGCAACGATGGAGCTACACAACGATTGAAGGCGGAAACGTCAGTACACATGAGGTCGAAGCAGCCCGCGCTCAACTTGATACGCGCACGTTCCGCCAGGAATTCGAAGCGTCCTTCGAGAACCTGACTGGTTTGGTGGCCATCAGTTTTTCTGATGACAACATTTCAACGGATGCCAAGGATATTTCGATCCAACCACTGCTGCTGGGCGTTGACTTCAACGTGGATCCAATGAGTGGCATCTGCGCAGTCAAGGATCAGGACACGTTGTACGTGTTTGACGAGATCACGCTGACCGGTGGTGCCACAACTTGGGATTTTGCTGATGAAGTGACCCGTAGATACGGTGTGGATCGCAGAGTTATTGCATGTCCTGACCCAACAGGCGGTGCAAGAAAGACAAGTGGTGTAGGCGTAACGGACCACGCAATCCTCAGACGCAGCGGCTTTACGGTTCAATCACCGCGATCACCGTGGAAGATCCGAGACAAGATCACAGCGGTCAATACGGGTCTGATGGATGCTTCTGGAGCGCGACGGGTCAAGATTCATCCACGGTGCAAGGAGCTGATTAAGTCGTTGCGGACGTTGACTTACGCGCCAGGCACTGGTTTGCCTAACAAAAATCTAGGGGTGGACCATGCCTTTGATGCTTTCGGGTATTTGGTGCTGCAACAGTTCAACCTTGCCAAACCTGAGACATTGGGAACAACGAGCTACCGCATCTATTAAAATGGTTGGGTAACTTTGCCAAAAGGCGAAGGACAAGTCTCTTGCAGCGGATCAGGAGTGAGGGGCGTCAGGCGCGCGAGCCGGTTCTAGTCCGCAATCATTTGAGGCGTTAGACTGGGTATGTCGTCGCATTTTGCGTCATGCCTGGTCATTACGGAGCTGGTGGGAAGAAAAAACCCAACGGCAAGAAGAAGGGTATGAAGAAGGGCAGTAAGAAGATGCGGTGCAGCTGTGGCAAGTGAAAACGTCCCAACCAACAAGGCGCTTTATGCTCGCGTAAAGGCGGAAGCCAAGCGCAAGTTTGACGTGTATCCAAGCGCGTATGCAAATGCGTGGCTTGTGCGCACATACAAAGCGCGTATGGCCAAGCTAGGCAGAGCTCCTTACACCACGAAAGCTAGTGGCGGAACGAAAAAAACCACGAAAACCCGCAAAACCAAAAAGTAAAGGCCGTGGTGGTCTTGGCCGATGGTTTGACGAAAAATGGGTCGATGTAAAGACCGGAAAGCCTTGTGGGCGCTCTAAAGGCGAAGACAGAGCGTATCCAGCGTGTCGACCATCACGCAGAGTGTCAGATAAGACGCCAAAAACAACTAAAGAGATGAGTCCAGCAGAAAAGGCTCGTTTTAAAAAAGAAAAGACAGGTTCAAAGAAGATTTCTTATCAACATCGGCGGCGTAAGGCGAAAAAGAAGAAGTCTTGAGATGGCTTGTGGGTTGTGAGCGGTTAGAATCAACCGTATAGACCCTTCCTATGTCTAATCATGGCCATCCTTCGCGGAGAGCAAGGTGCGGTCCAGTTTGATGCTGCTGGTTCTTCCAATGCAACCATTGTTGGAACCCGCAGCTGGACTCTGAACATCACTAAAGAAACGCTGGACACCAGCAAGCACGGCGACACCTTCCGTAGCTTTGTTGGCAGCATGGTCAGCGGTTCCGGCACTGTTGAGCTGGTTTACGATCCAGATGCAACCGGTCAGGCTGCTTTTATTGAAGATGTTGTGACCACTGCAGACCCTGCAGACGCAACCTTCGAGTTGTTTACGACTGGCACTACTTCCGGCACTGACTCTGTGAGCTTTGCGGGAATTATCACCAGCATGGACATCGCTTCTACTGCAGGTGATTTGGTGGTTGCCACATGCAACTTCGTCACCAGTGGCGCTATTACTTCCAACCTTGAATAAGGGTTAGGGTTATGGCAGAGCGCAAAAAGCGTAAGCGTGGTCCCAGCCTTAGTGTTGGGCGTGGCGAAAAACTGCCTGCTAGTAAAGGTGCTGGCCTGACTGCTAAAGGTCGGGCCAAGTACAACCGGCAAACGGGTTCAAATCTGAAGCCGCCGGTTACAGGCAAGCCAAAGACAAAGGAAGAAGCTGCCCGTAAGCGTTCTTTCTGCGCTCGAAGTCGTAACTGGACAGGTGAACGGGGTAAAGCGGCTCGTCGTCGATGGGGCTGCTAGTAACTCAATTCTGAGGTGTCATGACTTACTCCGTTCCTGGTCTCGTTAGAACAAGTCTTGTCAGCAGTTCCTATATGGGAAGTGTTGATAGCCCGTTCGTGCGGACACGGGCCGTGATCGACCAAATGAAGGGCTGGGAGATCATGAAGGCCGTTACAAACGGCACGGAGTATTTACGTGATAACTGCGAAGCATTCCTGCCTCTAGAACCCCGTGAGGACTACACAGCGTATCTGGCACGAGTCAACCGATCGGTTTTTACGCCTTATACACAGCGGTTGCTTCGTGCAGCAGCTGGATTAATCCTGCGAAAACCAATTAGCGTCCAGGGTGATCCTTACTGGACAGATGTTTTCAACAAGGACGTTGACGGGTGTGGCTCAGATTTAGATGAGTACGCTCGACGACTCTTGATTTGTGCCCTGACGTATGGGCACTGTCACACGTTGGTTGATTTTCCTGCGCCTACGGACGCAAGAAGTCTTGCAGAAGAGCGTGCTCTTAATCGTCGGCCCTATTGGATTGAGGTGGATCCAACCCAGGTGTACGGTTGGCGACTGGACCGCGAAACCAATTACGGAAACCTTACACAAGTTCGGATTGGGGAAAAAGCTGTAGTTCCTGACGGCGAGTTCGGAGAAAAAGTTTATGACCAAGTACGTGTTATCGAGCCAGGTCGTTATCGCGTCTTTAGGCAAGAAGAGCAAAAAAAAGCGATGCAAGGGCCATTTCCATACCCCGCTTCCTTCGATCAATCCGACGCTACGTCGGAGTACGAGTTGGTTGAATCAGGCGATTTCTCACTTAGTCAGATTCCGTTGGTGACGATCTATGCCAACAAAACCGATACGTTGACGAGCAAACCACCGCTGTTGGACATTGCTCATCTCAATTTGGCCCATTATCAGCGGCAAGCGGATCTTATCCACAGTCTTCACATCGCTTCGCAACCGATGCTCGTCCTTGAGGGTTGGGACGATCAGACGAAAGACATGGCTATCAGCGTTAATTACGCGATGGCGACCCAGCCGGGTAATAAGGTCTATTACGTGGAGCCTGCGGCAAGCGCGTTTGAAGCGCAATCGGCTGAGATCCAAGAGTTGCAGCAGCAGATGGCGACGTTAGGTATCAGCACACTGAGTCAACAGAAGTTTGTTGCTGAATCTGCTGACGCTCGCCGTCTAGATCGGATTGACACCAACTCAATGCTGTCAATGGTGTCAATGGACTTGGAGTCTGGCCTGCAAAAGGCTTACGACATGGCTGCTGATTACTTGGGTCTTGAGCCACCTGAAGTGAAGATCAGCCGTGACTTTGACCTGCAACGCCTGATTGGCCAAGACATTGCAGCAATGGCTCAGCTGTTTGAGGACAACGTGATTGATCGCGAAGAGTTCCGCGACATGCTGGTTCAAGGCGAGATTTTGCCTACAGCAGCAGAGACTCAAGAGAGCGGTACAGTAGAAGAGTAATAGCTTCTGTTCCCATGGGACTTCGTTTCGAGGAGATCAACCCTCCTAAAAAAGAAGAAAAACCTGCAGCAAAGAAACCTGCCGCCAAAAAAGCAAAGGCAAGTAAGGTAGAAGAGTAAATTCTTTTTTACTAATGGAAGAACAAGTCATTCAGGAGACGCCCGTGGCGTCATCTGAGCAGCCCGTGGCTGAGACTGCAAACACCGTCAACATTGATGTTTCTGCTTACGAGCAGCAAATCAAGGCGGAAAAAGCGCGTGCTGAAGAGGCTGAAGGCAAGTTTCAGCGCATCAAGGAGAAGATGAACGCTCTTGACGAAAAGATGCGTTCTGAGCGTCAGCAAAAGCTTGAAGATCAAGGCCAATGGAAGGATCTTTGGGAAGAAGCCAACAAAACAGCTCAAACCAAAGATCAACAAATCGCTGATTTGGAGCGTCAGCTAGCTGAGCTTCGGGCTTCCAACGAGACTGCAGCGATGAAAACGTCTGCGTTGTCAGCCATTAGCCAGTCTGGTGCGATCAATGCAGAGCAGATGCTTCAGTTGGTTCAGGGTAAGTTGAAAAAAGCTGATGACGGCAGTGTCAAAGTATTAAATGGTGGCGTCGAAGAAGACATCAATGTCTATCTTTCTAAATTGAAAAACCCTGGTTCTGGCTGGGAACACAATTTTAAGCCCAGCACTCAGGCTGGTATGGGGGCTAAGCCAACTACAGGAACTGCTGGTGCCGCAGGTATCGCTAATCCTTGGTTGGACGCGACAGCGAACTTAACTCAACGTATGATGATTGAAGAAACCAACCCTGAGCTTGCAGCCGTGCTCAAGCGAGAGGCTGGTAAATAGTCCCCGTGGGACACCAATTCAAGTCCGTGACTTGAAACCCGCAAACCCTAACCCTCAATAAGAAATGGCCGCACCATTTCAGAATTATTCCGGCGGTGTCCTTCTGGCGGACATCGTAAAAAGGAATAATCTCAGCACCTATGTGTCTGAGGC